TCAAGCAGCTCTATGAGTTCAAGGTTTGTCATACGCACGTAGTCCTCCTGGTTATAGTTGTCGCAGTTGACTTGGTTTAGTCCAGCATTCGTGGTTGTCACCGTAGTAATGGATAGTTTCCATTTCGCCTTCTTCATACCAAATGACGAACTGTTCATCGATGTGAAAGGTGCTTTGATACTCGGTGTAGCCTTGCTCTTCGTTTTTGTCGTACATGAAATCCAGTTCGAGGGTTGAAGATATGCCGTCGGCGAAACCGAATGCTTCTTCCGCTAGCTCATAGCCACGCTCTAGCACCATGTGCTTAAAATGCAGGTCATTTAAATTTTCTGGGCGGACAGAATATGATTTAACTAATAGCTCGTGGTCGTAGTCTTCTGTACTGCAATTTGTGATGATGATTACGTTGTTCGGCATACTTGCCTCCTGCACGTAGTGTCCTGGGTTGAAAGGACCCTTGCCGAGCAGTCAACTCGGCAAGGGTTAAGTGTTAACAAGCGATAGTGAACTTCTTGAGGTCGTCTACCGTGGCCGTCGCTGGGGCGACTGGTCGGTAAGTCTTGTCGAAGTACGACGCTTTCTGGTGCAGATCCATCTTGATGGCGTTGTCTACGTAGTAGAGCGGTGCCTTCTGCCAGTTAAGGTGAGTCCACAAGTCTTTGTGTATGGCGCGCCACATACCTGCGTTTGCTGACGCTTCGAACATGCGAGTCTGTAAGTTCTCGATGTACTCTGGCACTGACTCGTGTGACTCTGTCACGCGTCCAGTGGCTGCGTTGTACGTGGCTTTTGCAATGGCGCGCTTGGCGAGCATGTTGGTTGTGATGTTCGCAACCTGTTTCATGATCTCGAAGTGCATAGTGGACTCGATGGTGTCGAGTATGGTGATGTACGCGTCACGTACCTGTAGGATTGCATCGCCGTGGGTGCCGTATGCCATGCTGTTCATGGCGACGTCGTCCTCGTCGGTGATAGTTGAGAACCCAATGCACTCTTGGATGTGTACATCTGTGGGACGCAGCATCTGTGCGTTTGACTTGTTGGGCTTACCCCACAAGTTTTTAGTGTCGTCATAGAAGTTATCTAGTACGAACTTCGGGAAACCGAGATACTTGACGTTGTCACGGATACGCGCGCCCTCTGGGTCTGCGATTGTGTCTGCACGATAGTGATCTGGTTCTGTTGCGTTGGGGTTGACGAGCTCTGGACGGTCTGCGTCAAGGTTCTTAGGGTATACGTAAGGTGCTACTTTTGCTGAATTAGCCATAATTGATCATCTCTACATAGATTATTGATAAGTTTTAAATTGATACTGCTTCGTACTGCTCTGCTTCTTGCATGAAAAGCTCTTCGACATAGTCGTCAAAGGTCTTTGGGTGCACTTGCTCTTCTTCGACGTCAAACACTAAGTGCCAGTGGTCAACGTGGAGGTTTATGATTTTGTTCATAGCGTTACCTTTATATTAGCTAATGAATTTATAAGTACAACTAATAAGATAGAACTATATAGAGGTATATAGAACTAACTTATTAATTAATACCGACTGACGAGAGCCGGAGGATCGAGTTGTTATTCTGCGGGGCTGAGATGACAGAAGATTTCAGGGGTGTTGGTAACTTCTTCTTCCCCCCATTCGGATTTAGCGAGGGTGTTGAGGAGTGCTTGATCAGTTTCAGACAGCAAGTGCCAATACTTATCTAGCGCTGCCACTCCTACTTCGGGCCATTCACCAAGCTCTTCTTGGATGGGTACGATATCCTTCCAGAGAGTACGATATAGCGCGTCTGGGACATGGTCCCAGCATTCGGCGACTACGTCCGCTCTGGTAAAAGTAAAAAGTCTATGCGGTTCGATCATGTTGAGTGTCCTTATAAGGGAAGTAATGCTCACCTGACACGAGCTCTGGTTCGTCGACACTTGTTAAGTGTTCATAGTCAAGCATCGCTTGGGGAAGGTTATTGGTTAAGCACCAATCGTTGTGGATCTCGATGAGTTTACGGCCGAAGGCCGAGCGTACAGTTGAGCGTACAATTTCAGGGTTCATGGTTAAGCTCCAAGTAAATTGGTGATAGACACGCCGGTATTAAATAGGAGCAACGACACGCCTATTATGATTAGTACTGAATCGTTGCGTTTTGCTGTCATACGTACTGAGATTTTGAATGCTTCCCAGTTTGAGCAGTCACTTACTGCGGACTTTACTTCTTTGAAATCGGTGAACAGATTCATGGGTTACACCTCGGTAGTTAATTCGGATAAGGCTTCGGTGATATCTGACAAGTCACCTACGACAAAGGCCAAGAGGCCAAGTGCCCAGACGTCAGGGTTATCTTTCACGTGTTGGAGTAGGTAATTAGCTCGCGCTTGTACCTTGCCAAGTGTTGATGTGGGTATTTTCTGTTGGAATGTACCCTTAACTTTTTCGAATTCGTCATAGATAGTCATGGTCTATATCCTTGTAGTTTGTAAGGTCTTGTGGACACATTTGGGTCATGTGGACAACTTTTGGTCAAATGTGGACAGATTTGTGGACAAAAGTTAGTGATCACTATTCTTATAGTAATCATAGGTTTAAGTCACTTTTTATTGAGTGTGTGCCAGTGGACAACTTTTTTTATCGAGTTACCTAGAAAAGGGTTTTTAAAAAAAGGAATTACAAATTATATAAACAAGCCTAAAAAAGCTGTCCACATTGTCCACATTTGCCCTTTTTGAGGGTAAGTTGTTGAGTGTTAAGGGAATAGTGTTCACTAACATTTGTCACACAAATCTGTCCACACCATTAAAAAAGCTGTCCACACCCGTGTTTTCTGTCCACATTGACCGTTATTGGTTAATATTTGATCAATTTACGTGATTCTGGGCCATTGACCCCTGCCCGTTGTCATTTGTCCCTTGGCAAGTGTCCCTTGACCCTAAGATCAAGAAACTTTTCCTGCTCGTTTCTTGGCAGGTCATTTACTTCCGTATCTAACCAAGCTAATTGTTCTAGGGTGATATCCTCTCCCCAAAAGTTTGCGATGCTTAGTAGCGAGTTTGCGTCATACATTGTGTTTCTCCTGGTAAGTGTCCCTTGGCAAGTGTTCATTGACCCTTAAAAAGGTGCTGCGAGTAAGAAGGCGAGGAACAAGCCGAAGAGAATGCAGAGGCTAATGCCTGTCAGATCAGCGATGAGTAGTTCGAATGATTTCTTTTTCATAGTTATTAGGCCTTGATGAGGAGGTATATGTCGAAGAGAAAGAAGGGGAGCAAGATGCCAGTAGCGATGAGTTCACCGGTTGTTGCGTAAGATATTTGTTCTTGAATAAAGGCGAGTATGAGCATGAGAGTGATCCTTGATAATTGATAAGAGTAAATACAAAGAGACAACCGACTGTGAGCGAGGGACGAGTGAGCGTGAACAAGAGACAAGGGCCAATGAATACGTGATAAGGGACAATTGCTAAGGGTTAGGGGTGTCAAAACAAGGTTCCAAGGGTCAAATCCGAAACAAGGTTCCAGAAACCGGATCGGGGGAGGGTAGGTGGCTGAGACGGGAGGGGGGAGATAGTGTGTGAGTGAAATTTAGAAATATTTTTATAAAAAATTTCTATATAATTTGCGATATTAGCGTTACTAATATATAAAGCACGTCATGATTAAGACATTCCAATGTAGAAATTGCCGTAGGTCCCTTAAATCCGACGCGTTCGAGGTAAGATCTAATAAAAATGGCAACCCTTATAGATCACATAAGTGCAAAGAGTGCGTTATGTCCCGCAAAAGGGTCGCTAACAATGAAAAAATAGAGCGTTACTTCGCCAGGATCTGTGTAAACCAGCGCTATAACCACAAAAAAGGCTATCGGGGTAAAAGCCCTGACGGTTTTCTCTTAACACCTGACGATCTACTGCAACTGTGGACACGCCAAGATGGCAAGTGTGCCTACAGCGGCGTATTAATGACCAGTCACAGAGATGGCGTAAGCAGGGTCGATCTAAACGCGTCACTTGACCGTCGAGACCCAACAATCGGCTACACACTTGACAACGTACACTTGGTTTGTGACCGAGTGAACACGATGAAGCACACGTTAGATGAAGATATGTTCATTTGGTGGGTAAAGAATATTGCTGACCACTTGCTTGCAAAATAGTATTAGTAACGCTAATATATTGCCATGAATAATATAGAAGTGTTGTGCCTAGAAGGGCTAGAAGACGCCTGTATAGGGTATCAAGTAGTTCTTAAAGGCAACGCGCCTGTGTTGGTGTACGACTACGCCAAAACAATCGAAGTTTTACGCGCTAGCGGCTACGCGGACGACGATATTCAAGAGTTTGTGGAGCAGGTAACACAGGTTGACTACATCAACCCACCAATTTTCGTCAATTTTAATGACGAGATGACCAACTACATCGCGGGGGGTGACAGACATTACTTCGACGACGACGAGATCAATAACCACACCCTCCACTGAACAAATGTCAAAGACCGAGTTTGACTCCCACATGCCGTACATGGGGCTGCAAATCGGGGTCCTTAGCGTTCAGCAGGAGAAACTTGTCCAGTTTATCTGTAGTGGGATGTCTATTGCCGCTGCAGGACGAGCTGCTGGTTACGCGTCACCTGCCAATGCCTACGTTGCCGCCAAAGTAGAGGCGGTGGCACGCGCCATTCAGTATTTCCGTGAGCAGATGCACGAGGAAGTGAAATTTGGCATTCAACAAGCACACTCGATGTATATGAATGCCTACGTGTCCTCTGCCAACGCGACAGAGATGAAGAATACGGTAGACAGTATGGTGCGTCTGCATGGTCTGGCGAAAGAATCTCAGAATCAGCAGGTGAACATACAGATTAACGGTGCCAAGCAGCTCGAACGACTGAGTGACGACGAGTTGTTGAAGCTGGCTGGTAAAGGGACGCAGTACCTAGAGCCTCAGACACATGACGGATGAAGCGCCTAAGAGCACATGCGAACGGTGTAAGAAGTCAGTTCCGTCTACTCTTATGGGCGCGGACAACTGGTGTGTGTACTGCCAAGCAGACCGGCAGGACTCCCTGCCCTCGCCAAAAGACCCCAGTACTGATGTCCCCCTGCCAAAAACCCCTGAAGAGATGGCCCGTGAAGAGTTGGCCATGCGTATCCTCACGCGTAAGCGGATGCTGCCATTTGTTGAGCGGTTCAATCCAGATTACCAAGCGGGTTGGGTGCACAAGGACATTTGCCAACGGTTAGAGAAGTTCTCGCAGGATGTAGTTGATAAGAAGTCGCCACGGTTGATGTTGTTCATGCCCCCTCGGCACGGGAAATCGACACTTGCCTCGGTGGCATTCCCCGCTTGGCACTTGGGACGTAACCCTGAACACGAGTTCATTAGCTGCTCATACTCAGGCTCCCTCGCGATGGGGTTCTCAAGAAAGGTGCGTAACCTGCTGCGCGAGCCGTCGTACAAGAGTGCCTTCAAAACACGCCTAGATCCTGACTCTCAAAGTGCTGAAGCGTGGCTCACCACTGGTGGCGGCGGCTTTGTTGCTGCAGGTGTTGGTGGCGGTATCACGGGTAAAGGGGCACACATACTAGTTATCGATGACCCCGTAAAAAACCGTGAAGACGCTGAGTCTCAGAATAATAGAGAGGCTAACTGGGACTGGTATACGTCAACGGCGTACACCCGTCTGGCTCCTGGCGGCGGGGTTCTGGTCATTCTCACTCGTTGGCACGACGACGATCTTGCGGGGCGCCTACTAAAAATGGCGACCGAAGGCGGTGACGATTGGGAAGTGGTTCGTTATCCCGCTATCGCTGAGGAAGACGAGAAGTACCGAAAGGTCGGCGAGCCGTTACACCTAGATAGATATGACGCCGCGTCACTTAACCGTATACGAAAAGCAGTTGGCCCTCGAGATTGGTCCGCGTTGTATCAGCAGAATCCTGTGGCGGACGAGGGTGATTACTTTACTCGCAGCATGATTAAGTACTACGACCCCGAGGATATCGACGAAGACCGCATGAAGTACTACGCCGCATGGGACTTAGCCATCGGTAAAAACGACAGGAACGACTACTCGGTTGGGATGGTCATCGGCGTCGACGAACACGACAAGTTGTACGTCATGGACATTGTCCGTGGGCGGTTTGACGGGTTTGAGATTGTAGAGAAGATTTTAGATTTATATGTCGAGTGGAAACCGTCAATTGTCGGCATCGAGAAGGGTCACATCGAGATGGCCCTCGGCCCGTTCCTTGAGAAACGTGTGCGTGAACGGGGGTTGTATGAGATGTACATCAAAGACCTACGCACGGGTAGAAGAGACAAAGAAGCCCGCGCCCGCGCCATCCAAGGTCGTATGCAGCAGGGGATGGTATTCCTCCCCCGTGATGCTGTATTCACAGGCCCACTGGTGGCAGAACTATTGAGATTCCCTAACGGCGTCCATGACGATCAGGTCGACGCGCTCGCGTGGCTTGGATTGATGATGGCTGAATTCTCAACTTATCACGCGCCTACTGTTCACACTCCCTCTTGGAGGGACAAGCTCGCCCATATTGTTAAGGGTGGTCCTAAAAACAAATCGGCGATGAGTGCATAGCCATGAAGAAAGAAAAGCGATTGACCGCAGACAAAGAGCACATGATTGCGTCTGGCCAGTGGGACAGATATGTACGCGCTCGTGATAATGGCCACCTTGATTACATTGAAATGGCTAAGAAGTGCGACTCATATTACCGAGGTGATCAGTGGGCGGCTGAAGATATTGCAGCGCTCGATCAGGCCGGACGTCCTGCACTGACAATTAACACTATCCTGCCGACGGTTAACACGGTGCTGGGTGAGCAGAGCTCGCGACGGGCAGACGTGAAGTTTAAGCCGCGTAAAGGCGGCGATGGTGACATAGCGAACACGCTGACTAAGTTGTTCATGCAGATCTCAGACAACAACAAAATGGATTGGATCGAGCAGCAGGTGTTCAGTGACGGATTGATTCTTGACGGTCGTGGTTACTTCGACGTGCGCATAGATTTCAGTGACAGCACTGAAGGTGAAGTGCGGATAACGGCAAAAGACCCTCTGGATATACTGATAGACCCAGACGCGAAAGAGTATGACGCGCGCACTTGGAACGAGGTATTTGAAACGAAATGGATGACTCTTGACGAGATTGAAGAGGTCTACGGGAAAGACAAAGCCGACAAGCTGCAGTTCATCGCAGAAAACGGTAACAGTTTTGGCCGTGACTCGGTTGAGTATGAAGAGACTCGTTATGGTGACATAGACACTCGAGAAGATTTCTTAGGCGCACAGATTCCTGGAGAAGAAGAGTATCGAAACGTCAGAGCGCTGCGAGTAATTGAACGGCAGCACCGAAAGCTGACTAAATCAGACTTCTACGTCGACCCCACAACCGGTGACCAGAGGCGCGTGCCAGAAAACTGGAACGAGCGGAAAGTGAAAGCGTTCGCGAAAGAGCACGGGTTGGCTGTAATTACTAAGATGGTTAAGCAGGTACGTTGGACAGTGACCTGTGACAAGGTTGTGCTGCACGATGATTGGTCGCCTTACGACGACTTTACCTTAGTGCCATTCTTCGCTTACTTCCGTCGAGGTCGTCCGTTCGGCATGGTACGTAACCTGTTATCCCCGCAAGAACAGCTAAACAAGATCGCCTCGCAAGAGCTGCACATCGTTAACACCACTGCTAATAGCGGGTGGATGGTAGAGAGCGGCTCACTGGTAGGTATGACACCAGACGACCTCGAGGAGCACGGCGCTGAAACTGGTCTTGTGCTTGAGTTCGCCCGTGGCACCACGCCACCCCAAAAGATCCAGCCGAACACCATCCCTACTGGTCTGGATCGTATTGGTCAGAAAGCGGCGGCAAACATAAAAGCGATATCGGGTATTAACGACTCTATGTTGGGTACTGACTCAGCTGAAGTGTCAGGTATCGCGATACAAGCTAAGCAGAATCGCGGCGCGGTAATGATTCAGGTGCCGCTGGATAATCTGAACAAGACGCGTCAGCACTTGGCAGAGAAGATTCTGAATCTGATACAGCGGTTCTACACCGAGCAGCGAATAGTTCAGATTACAAATGAAGATGATCCTCTTAAGCCGCGTGAGCCGATGGTGATCAACGAAATGACTCCCGAAGGCCGGATCGTAAACGACCTTACTATCGGTGAGTACGATGTAGTTATTGCTACAGCCCCAGCCCGCGATAGCTTCGACGAGATTCAGTTCGCTGAGGCCCTGAGTTTGCGCAGCGCAGGAGTGATGATCCCAGACGACGCCATCGTAGAGTACAGCCATCTAGCCCGTAAGGGTGAACTGGCCAAACGAATTCGCACTGTTACAGGTGTCGAGCCGCCCAGTGAAGAACAAGCGCAGATGCAGCAGATCCATCACGAGATGGAGATGGAGCAGATTCAGCTCACTATCGAGAAGTTACGAGCAGAAGTGCAGAAGCTGCAGTCAGAAGCTGCGATCAACATGGCGAAAACTCAAGATGTGGCAGACGTTACGCCGCAGCTTAAGGTCATGGAGCTTGAGAGTCAGATGCGCATGAAGGAAATGGAGCTGAATCTGAGAAGAGAGCTTGCGGATCTAACTAATAACACTCGTCGAACTAACCAAGAAACTTCGGCGGCTACAAGAATTGCCACAACGGCGATGCAACAAACCAACAAATCTCTAACCCCCAAAGGATAAATTATGGCTGATAAGGATGAAAATTTAGAATTCGACAGGATGCCAGGATCGGATGCTATCGATCAGGTTGAAGATGTAGATGTGGATCTTAATTTTGGTCTCGGTGTAGATGAAGCTGAGCCAGAAGAAGATGATGAAACGTCCGGCATAGAAACTTTGGAGACTGAAGATGTACCAACTGCCCAAGAAGAAGTCGATGAAACCGAAGCCGAAACCGACGACGAGCCCGTCGCGCTCGACGAAACCGAAGAGCTCGAAGAGCTCGAAGAGGTACTAGAGGAACCAAAGGCCAAGAAAAAAGGTCAGATGGTGCCTAAATCTCGTCTTGACGAGGTGCTAACGAAACAGAAGGCGCTGCAAAAGCAGCTCGATGAGCTTAAGCAGGCCAATCAGCCCCCTCCGCCTGAGCTACCTTCGTATGACTTCGAGGCGAAAGAGCGCGAATATCAGGACTTTATCCTTGATGGTGAGCCTGACAAAGCGGCGAAGCTGCGTAGTGAGATTCGTAATGCGGAAAGGGAGGCTATGTCTCATGAATTGCGTCGAGAAGTCGAGCAGACCGTTACGAGAAACAACGAAGAAACAGCTCTCCAGCAGGCTGCAAACCTGTTGGAAACAGAATACCCCGTATTCGACCAAAATTCTGCCGACTATAACGAAGACTATACTCAAGAAGTAATTGAGTTACGCGATGCGTTTATGGTGCAGGGTTTAAGGGCGGTAGATGCGCTATCAAAGGCATCCAATTTTGTCATAAAAGCCCATGATATTGGTACTGAATCGGATGACTCTTCTGCGCTGACCGCTAAACAAGCACCAAAGAAGTCTGTAGATGAAGTGGCGAAGAAGAGGGCAGAGGTTGCTAAGAAGTTAGATGCAGCTAAGAAGCAGCCGCCGGAACTTCCTGGAGAAGGCAGCAGCAGCCACGGCGAAAAAGCACTCGATATCAGTTCGCTTTCTGAAGAAGAGTTTAATGCGCTGCCCGAGGCAACGCTGAGAAGGCTCAGAGGCGATATTTTTTAGAGGAAATGCTATGACAACCAGAGACCCCAGATTAGCTCGCGCAGGCGTGGCTGGTTTTAACAAACCCAAAAAGACTCCTTCACACGCGACAAAATCCCATGTCGTCGTAGCTAGGAATTCATCGGGCGAGACAAAAACCATTCGCTTTGGGCAGCAGGGGGTCTCTGGCGCGGGCAAGAACCCTACGTCAGAAAAAGATAAGGCACGCAGGAAGTCTTACTACGCACGACACAACGCCCAAGACTCAAAACCAGACATCCTAAGTGCCCGATATTGGAGTCATAAAGTTAAATGGTGACCCAGTATCTTGTTGACATATATTATTAGTAACGCTAATATTAATGTACCATTCGTGTATCAGTACGAAAACTGATCGTGTCGTTCACGTTAAAACCGTACTCCCGTCTGCACAGACGTTAAATGCGCCGAGACCGCTCTCGCTAAAACGCGCGACCGTTAGTCTGCACGAAAAGGACGATTTAAAAGGCTATTTTAATTTAACGCAAACAAATGGAGGCCATCATGGCTTTAACAAATTTTGCTAGCCTGACTTCTGAGCAACTAACCGCGTGGAGTCGGGATTTTTGGCGTCAAGCTCGTAACATGAGCTTCATCAACCAGTTCGCAGGATCTGGTTCAAATGCAATGGTTCAGCGTATCACTGAACTTACTCGTTCTGAGAAAGGCACCCGTGCTGTTATTACACTGCTTGCTGATATGACTGGCGACGGTGTAACTGGTGACTACACTCTGGAAGGCAACGAAGAAGCGCTACGTGCGTATGACATCGTTGTTAATCTCGATCAGCTTCGTTTCGCTAACCGCATTGCCGGTCGTATGGCGGATCAGAAGTCGGTGGTTAACTTCCGCGAAACTTCACGCGACGCTCTGGCCTATGCTATGGCTGACCGTATGGATCAGTTGGCATTCCTCACGCTGTCGGGTATTGCTTACACAAACAAGACTAACGGTGCGCTGCGAGTAAACAACGCAGGTGCGGGTCTTGATCTTGCTGACCTTGAGTATTCGTCAGACGTAACTACGCCTACTGCAGCTCGTCACCTCCGCGTTAGCGGCTCTGATATTACTACTGGTGATACTACTGCTGTCACAGCGACTGACAAGCTGGGTTACAAGCAGATCGTTGAACTGAAAGCTTACGCGAAGGATAACTATATCCGTGGTATTCGCGGTGCTGGCAACGAAGAGACATTCCACCTCTTTGTTACTCCACAGCAGATGGCTAACCTCAAGCTCGATGCCGACTTCCTTGCAAACGTCCGCAACGCTGGCGTCCGTGGCACAAGCAACAGCTTGTTCTCTGGCTCTAGCAGCCTGATGGTTGATGGTGTTATGTGTCACGAGTTCCGTCACGTCTTCTCAACTGAAGGCGGAACTACTGGTACTTCTGCTAACGCAGGTGCTGCTGGTTACAAGTGGGGTGCAGATGCAGATGTAACAGGCGCACGCGCACTGTTCTGCGGAGCACAATCCCTTGCAATGGCTGACATTGGCGCGCCAGAAATCGTCGAAGATACTTTCGACTATGGCAACCAGTCAGGCATCTCTATCGGCAAGATCTTCGGTCTGAAGAAGCCCAAGTTCAACAGCGACTACAACGGCGCTGTCGAAGACTTCGGTGTTATCTGCCTAGATACTGCTCAGTAATCTCCCCTTGAGAGCATTGCCCCCTTACAGCTAACGCTGCGAGGGGGCCTTTTTAAAGGCTAGAAAATGAGAATTAAGGCCGGATTTGATTTGAGAGTAGCCACTTTAGGCGGCGGGGTCGTTTGCCTGCAAGCTGGAGTGGAAAGAGATGTTTCAGAGTCAATAGCAGCTATAGCTATTGGCATGGGTGCGGAGGCCGTCGGTGTACCGGTCGAGTCTGCCCCAGAACCCGTTGAGCCTGATGTCGACCCCGTATTCGAAGCAGTAAACGCAATCGAAGAGTTGATTAACGTTGGATCACCGGATGATTTCAAGATAACTGGCGAGCCCAAAGCAGCCGCAATCCATCGTGTGATGGGAAAGCAAGTCTCCGCGGAGATTAGAGAAGCCGCTTGGGATCAAGTGCTAAATGGCTGATGGGAGCTAAAGAATCATGAGTGTATCTGTTCAATCAGTTGTAGACCGCGTTCAAATAACGCTCCAAGACACAACGGGCGTTAGATGGCCTGTTACTAGTGAGCTTGTTCTGTGGGTTAACGACGCACAGCGAGAGATTGCACTCTTCAAGCCAGACGCGTCGGCGAAGAATACGACAGTGACACTTGTCGCTGGCACTAAACAGTCAATACCTAATGATGGTAACCGGCTGTTACGCGTAGTAAGAAATATGTCCGCTGCAGTTGATGGTACTGGCGCACGCGCAGTACGAATTGTAGATCGCGAGGTGCTCGATGCGCAGTCCCCTACTTGGCACGACCCGCTTGTTACCGGTGATGCTGCTCACAGCGCTACTGTTAAGCATTATATTTATGATGATACTAATCCTATCAACTTTTATGTTTATCCAGGGGTTACGGGATCAGCGTTCGTCGAAATTATCTATTCGGCGAACCCAGTCAGCGTTACGCAGAGCGATAACTTAGATATCCCAGACATCTACGGAAACGCAGTAGTTAATTACGTTTTGTATTCAGCTTATATGAAAGATGCAGAGTACGCGGGTAATAGCCAGCGCGCTGCGAATCATTATCAGTTGTTCATGTCGTCTATTACTGGAAAATCTCAGATTGATGCCGTGACGAATCCTAATACTGATCTCATGTCAGCGGCACCTCGGATGGCAACCCAATAATTTGAGGTGACCGCCAATGGCGACTTTCGAGTCTTTACTACCAGACGTTTTACCCAGCGTTCATGGCTGCTCAGATGCGATGGCTATATCAGCTCTTCGCTCTGCGGCCATAGACCTGTGCGTCAAATCAGAAATTTATCAGCAAGAACTAGACCCTGTAACGACGGTTGCAAAAATCTATGAATACGATCTTGAGCCTCCAAAAGGCACGGTCGTTGAGAAGATTCTTTGGGCTGTCTACAAGGGTGACAAGTTAGAGCCTATCAGTACTGCGCTTTTAGAAAAGCGTCAGCCAAATTGGCGCGACCCTTCTAAGTTTTCTACCCCCGAGTATTTTGTCCAGCAGACTCAAAGTACGTTTTGGTTAGCTCCGGTGCCAAATACTACGGTTGTCGAGAGCGTGATTTTACGTGCTGTACTTAAACCTACAGTAACTAGTACGACTCTTAGCGACGAGATACTAAACGATAACAAAGACGCAATTGTAAACGGCGCCTTGTTTCGATTGTTGCGAACTCCGTCGAAAGATTGGACTGATTACGCTGCGGCGCAGATGTACGGAATGCTTTACAACGAAGGCGTCAAAGATGCTGAGAATAAAGCGCGTTCAGGAAATACACCAATAGCAAGGAATGTGAAA